GCACTTTGTCGACGCGCCTGGTGATGAACGCCTTCAGCGCTTCGCGGTCATTGCGGCTTGTGTTGAGTATGGACATCTCGGCCAGCTCGATTATCCACTTGCCCTGCATGTTCGCTATGGTGTCCTTGTTCGACGGGTCCACGGCGAAGTCGGCGCCCCACTTCCAGCCCAGCGCCGCGCAGAGCATAGACTTGCCGGCGTCCTGGGCGCCTTCGAGGATTACGACGTGGTCGAACTTGCAGCCGGGGTGCATTACGCGGGCGACGGCCGCGCAGAGCAGCTTGCGGGCGACGGCCCTGGTGTAATTATTGTCCTCGACGCCGCAGTAGTCGCGCAGCCAATAGTCAAGCCGCTTGACGCCGTCCCACTTCAACCCCGTGAGGTATTCACGCACGGGATGGAACTTGTTCTTGTGCCCGACGTTCACCATAGCCTCGGCTATCTCGGGGACCTTGGCCTCGTAGCCGTGCTGCACGGCCAGGTAGCCCTTCAGCAGCATGAGGTCGTTGTCGGAGATGGCCGTCGTGCTCGGCATTATCCCCTTATGCCACGGCGCCGGGTTTATGAACTCCACCATGCCCGTGAACTCGTTGAGCCCGAAGATTTTATAGAGCCCGCCCTCGGGCAGCTTCAGGTAGTTCAGGAGATTGTAGAAGCACTTTTTAAGCTGGCCATTGTCGAGCGTGACCCAGGAGATTTCCTCCTCTTTCTCGGGCGCCGGCGCCGGCTTCGCGGCCATTATCGTGTCGAAGTCGGCCGCCGGGTGCTTATTGCCGGCTGCCGCCTTCGCGTACTTGTAGGCGTGTATGACCTTCGATTCGAGCTCGTTGCGCGTCCTGGCTATGGCCCGGCGAGGGTTCCAATAGTCCATCATGAGCTCTAGCGTGAGGCCGGGCGGCAGGCCCAGGTCCCGGCCGTGGCAGGCTACTTTGTAGCTGCCCTGAACAGGCGCCGCGTTCTTCAGGTAGTCGACGTAGCGGCCCTGCGTCGCGGCGTCGTTCTTATACTCGCCGGTGCCCTTCCCCAGCTCGGAGAACGGCACGGCCGAGCGGCGTATGAGCTTCAGCAGCCCCTCGGGCGCCTCGGCCGGCGCGGCCAGGCTAGAGATGACCTCGTACATCTTCCCGGTGTCGGGGTGCACGCTGCCAGGGCCGACGACCTGCTGGCCGACGGTGCGGCAGTCTATGCCGGGATAATCTTTGAGGGAGTAACGGACCAGGGTGTCGGGTGATTTGGTGAAGTAGATATGGAAGCCGCCGCCGCCCGTGCGGACGACGAACGTCTTCGATAAATCCACGCCGCCGTCCTTGGCCAAACGGGCCAGCGGTTTGTCGCCGGCGGCGAAGTGGCGCGGGTCAACGTCGAGCACGACGTCGCCGGGCTTCAGCGCTACGCCGTAGTTCCCGGCGAGCAGTTCATGCTCGGGGAAGGTAAGCGGCCCAGCCTTGGGCCAATCCGTCGTTGTCGGCGTCTTGCCGTTGAGCGGTATGAGGGTATAGCCGGCCGCACGCAGGGCGCGGACCATATCGGTCTTGGTCTGCTGGGCCGTGGGGGGAATCGTGGTGTCGGCCATTTACTATTCCCCTTTGTCTTCGCGCTTCGGCGCCGTGGGTTTCACCACGACGGTAAGCGCGGCTATCTGCGCTTCGGTGAAGAAATACCGCGCGCCGCCGGCGTGGCGGGTATGCTCCACCACCTTATCCCGGCAAAGCTGCCGCAGGTATTGCTCGCTGTAGCCGGCGCGCTTGGCGGCCTCGGGCAGCGTGTATAACTTGTTGTCGTTGTCCATAGTCATCCCCTTATTTGCAGAAAATGCTTGCGGCTATCATCGCCAGGCCCAGGGAGATGATTACCCATGTGCCTATCGCGTCCGCTGTGCTGTCGAATCCGAGGCCCGCCCGTCGTAACTGAATGACGGTATAGAGCGGGAGAGTAAGCACGAGCCCGAGTATAACGCCCGCGATTTTGATACCCATATTATTTTCCTCTGTTCCCGTAGTGTAGCGGATTTCCGTTTTCCTTGTCAAGCTCGCGCTGCACAATGCGGCGCTTCTCGACGTGGTAGCGCTCAATCCAAAGCGCCTTATACTTCTTGCGTGCGAGCCGCGAAAGCATAAGCAGCTCATGCGCGATAGCGCCGCCCTCCCGTGCGGCGCGGTTAAAATGCAGCTCCGTGGCCTTCAGGGCCCGCGAGTGCACATCGGCGGCGTGCATAGCCCAATAGACCCTTTTCATGTTGTCGTACTCGGTCATTTGGCCCCCTTTTTCACTAGCTTCCCCCGCAGTCTTTCGGCGGCGGCCTTCCAGGTATCGAACATGAGCGCGGACGGGCTGACTGCCGCAATCATGGACGCCTGGTTAATGCGGCGCGCTACCGTCCAATGCTTGCCCCGCTCGTCTACCACGCCGACGGTTATAATTGTTATCAGCTCGGTCATAGCTCGCCCCTCCTTCGCGCGGCCCTTTTGGCCTTGCGTTCTTCCAGCTTCGCGGCGTAAACCCGCCTGGCCTCAATCTTGACGGCCAGGTCGAACGCCGACACAACGGCCAGCGGATACTCGCGCCGTGTCCCCTTCAGCCTGAACGTAAGCAGGGACGGCGGCCGCATGGCTACGATTATATCCCGGCCACGAAACGCCGCGCCGGTTATCCGGCGTACTTCTTTGTGTAGCCGTATCATTTGGCCCCCTTTGCGCTCACGCGCGGCGCCGCAAAGCGCGGTAAGAAGCAGCCCGCCAGCTTCCCCGTCGTGCGCTCGATGTGCCGCTGTATGCCCTGGACGTCGTGGGCCAGGTCCACGGCGCGCGCCTTTGCCAAGTCTGCCAGCCGCAGCTTGCAGCCGTTCGCGTGGCAGGCCGTAAGGTCCATTATCAGGTCCAGCGGCCTTATTTTTATGGCGTCCTTGCCGGCTATCAGCTCGACGGTATCGATGTACCGCCGCGCTATTATCTCTATCAGCAGGCGCTCGGTCTTCGACGCCTTCCAGCTAATTTCCCGTGTCGTCTTCATTTGGTCCTCCCTTTGGCCCCTTGGCCTATGTGATTTTTAGCCTTCAATCCCTCTACCGCCCTGCGCTCTACCGTAACAACGCCGAAGCCGCAGCGCCAGCAATTCATGGCGTAGACTGCGCGCCCGTCGGGCAGCGTCTTTACAAGGCGCCGCTTTTTGTAAACGTGTTCGTGCTTGTGCCCGTGCATAGTTATGCCCTCCCTTACCTTTCAGTCCACCAGCCGTAGACGTCCACGGCGTAGATAAAATTCCACCAGGCCACAAAGAGCGCGGCCTTCATTTGGCCCCCCGGTATCCGTTCATGAACGCCACAAGCCGCGCGGCCTGGCGGTACGACTTGCAGCGGGCGTACAGTTCCCCGTCGGCGGTTACGACGGCCGGGTAAACCGGCGCGCCCGCCTCTACGCATACTTCGGGCGCGCTCTCGACCTTAAAAACCGCCGTATGAAAATTGCGATGTTTATAGAGATAGCCGCCCCCGCCGCTATTCTCTTTTATGGCCACAACGGCCGAAGACAGCACGGCGCCGCCGCCGATACTGCGCGCATTTGGTATCAAGAGCGCCGCTTTTATCTCGGGGCCGAAAGAGCGGCCAATATAGCCAGTTACGTCGTTTTCTTCGTTCCAGGCTTTGCCCGTTTCCTGGTCCCCGTAGAAAAGCCGGACCCGCAAGCCCTTAACGCGCGCCAGCTCTAGTGCTACCGCCACGTCCTCGGGCGTGTCTTCGGTAAAATGCGTACCACCGATTAGCTTATACTCTTTCATAATGTTTTATCCTTTGCCCGGCGTTCCGCGCCGCCGGGCTTGCGCGTCTTCCCGTTGTCTAGCGCTCAAACTGCGCGCGCCGCACTATCACGGCGCCTTTCAGGTAGCTGGCGCGGCCCGTCTTATTGCGGAGTGCGCGGCGCCCCAGGCGCGCGGCCAGGGCATTGAAGTCTACCGAGATATCAACGGGCACGTCTTCGACGTTGTGCGCGTCATCGGGCGTACCGTCGATAATCCAGCGCTGGGTAACTGTTCCGTTTTTCACAGGCATGATTATTTATCCCCCTTTTCTGCGTCCCGCTGGTCTATGAGCGCCCCGACGCGCTCCACTTCGGCCCGCTCTATGGTGTGGCAGCCGATTTTCAGGACGCCGTTAAACGCCGTTACCGTGAAGCCTTCCACAACGGCGCCGACAATATCCCGGCCGGCCTTAATAGCGTGCCAAAGTACGCGCGCGGCCTTTATAGACACTACCGCGCCCCTGGACGTTTCGACGGCCGCGCCCTTCAGACGTAAGCGCGTAGGCAGCGGCGCCCCCATAAGGGACCAATAAGACGGCGCCCGCACGCCTTCAACACCAGCGGTCCAGGCGTCAAGCTGCCGCATTTTCTCGGCCCGCTCGGCGGCCGCCGCCTTTGCGCGGCGCTCGGCCGCTTCCTTATCCGCTTTGCGGGTCGCTGCCGCTTTCGCGTTTATGCGTGCGCGGTCTGTTTCGCTTATCAAGGTCCCGGCCTCGGCCTCGGCGGCCTTCGCCAGGATAAGGCGCCCGCGCTTGTGCGCGTCCTTATACATGAGGCCTTTAATCGGGAACAGCCGCACATACTCGGCCGCCTCGCGCAGCACGGCCAGCAGGTCGCGCTCGCACATCTCGGCGTATTTGCGCGTTTTCATGAGCGCGGCCTGCGCGGCCTCTATGCGGGCCAGGTAGTCCGCGCGGTTTGCGTCTATATCCTCGGGCGCCGTGTCGGGGCGCGTTACGTTGAAGACTTTCAGGCCCAGGCCGTGAAGCGCGCCGCGCGCATAGCTCTGATGTTTGGAAGTGGTCACGCTATAGCGCCCGTTATTCATGAGCGCGCAGCGCGTGCCCTCCGAGGTGGTGGCCAGCAGGCCGACAACAAAATGCCGGCCGTAACTGTAGAGCGCCGGGCCCTCATAGTAAAAGCTGCTGCCCGTGCCCCTGCTGCCCGTCTGATTTGCCCAATTATGCGCTACTTGTGAATTGTTCATTTTAGTGTACCTTTCCTTTTTGTGATTTGGCCTACTCGCCTTTCATTTTCCGTTCAACGGCCCGCGCGGCGCCCAGCACGTCCAGGTAGCCGGGCCTTTCGGGATTTTCCGCGCAGCGGTTCATATTCTCTAAAGCACGCAGCAGTTCCGCGCGTTCCCCTGCTACGGCGCGCAGCCTTTCGCGCAGCGCGTCGCGCTCGCCCGTCATCTTTACCAGGTCATCGGCCAGGCGCCCGGCCTTCTCGCGCATTTTGTCGAGCTCGCGCGCTTTCGCGTCCTGGTCTATGGCGTCGGCCGTGGCGGCGTTCGCGCAGTCCGCGCACGGCTGGACAACGCCGGCGGCGTCGGCGCTGCTGGCGTATTTAGCGCCGCATATAGGGCAGGGCACATTTTCGGCGGCGTCTTCCTTCTCTATGCGGTCAATAATAGGCTGTACGGGCGGCAGCGCGTCCAGGCCGCAGCGCTCGCGCATGGCCCGCCCCTGGTCTATATTGGTATCGAAAGCGCGGCGCGCGCGGGCCTTCTCTATGGCGGCGTCATAATCGGCGCGCGCGGTGTCCGCTGCTAACTTCGCCGCGCGGGCCTGGGCGCTATCCTTGCCGCTCTTGTAATCCCGGCACGCTTCCTTATAGTCATGGTCTGCGCGCGCCCAGGTTGTAAAATCGGACCAAATGGCGGTATTTACTAGGTCATCCGCCTCTGTGCGGCCTAACGTGTCGAAGGCGTGCGGAAAGCCCAGGGCCACGGCCAGGCCGCGCCGCGCGTCCTTCTCGGCCCATTCCCGGCGCTCGCCCTCGCGGCTGTAGGCGTTGCGGCTTATGCCCGTCCGGCTGTGGTAGGCGTCGCGGTTGATTATGCGGCGCGCCAAGACGCGCTCGGCCGCGCGCAGCTCGCGCGCTACAAGCGCGGCCGCTTTTCGGTTTTGTCCGTTGTTCGTGTTCATTTTAGTGTCCTTCCTTTTGTGTCGTTTCACGTCGGGCGCCGCTTGCGGCGTGCGCTCGCGCTTGTGTCGTTGTCTAGTATTAGTATACATCACTAAACGCTGTTTGTCAATGGGTCAACGTAATATATTTAACGATGATTTTTGAGGCCCTAAAAATGGGCCTAAAAACGGCCCCGAAAACGGGCACGAAAAAGCCTTACACAATTCCTTACACATGAACGCCGCGCAAGTGTAAGGCGGGCCGAAGTGTAAGGAAATAAGGGCGCGCGGCGTGGCGCTGGCGCGCACATAACGCGCGGCGCCGCGCTAACGCCTTACACTTACACATAAAAGGGCCGTTTTGCGTAGATGTGTAAGGACTTGTGTAAGGCCGCAATTCTCCTATGAGGATTGTATATCCTTACACATCTTACACATCTTTTAGAGGTACAAGAGTATAAAGGGGGCAGTATACGCGGTATACGTCCTATACGGCGTATAGGTATAGAGTTTGAAAGTTTGCGAAAAGATGTGTAAGATGTGTAAGACCTCTAAAAACGCTCGCCGGAAAATCCTTACACATCTACTCTTACACATCTACTCTTACACATCTTAAAAACCGCTCAAATTCCCGCGCCCCTGGCCGCCTGGTCCGGCCGGTCCGGCGCCTACCTGGTACGGCCTATGCGGGCCCGTGGCGCCTGGCGGCCGTCCCTGCCTGGCCCAGGCTATGCGGGCGCTATGGCGGGCAGCCTAGACGCCTTGCCGCGCGTGCTGCGTGCCCGCTGCGTGCTGCCTGCTGCGCGCTGCTGCTGCTGCTGCTGCTGCTGCTGCTGCGCTGCGTCCAGGCGTGGCGCTCATGCGGCAGGCCAGGCGCGACCCCACCCCCGTCATCGAGGGGGGGGCATACCCCAAAAACTTTTGAGCTGTGGCGGGTGGGATAGTACCATAGCCTGAACACCCGCCCCACCTGAATCGCATGGAAAAATTTTTAAAATTTTGCCCCGCCCCACCTGCCACCGTGAAAAATTTTATAAAAATTTTGGGGCCCCTATTGACAGCCCCCCGGCCGATAGCCTATACTCTAACCAATGTGAAGAAACTTATTCTGCTGCTAGGCATTGGCGCCGTCATCCCGTTAAGCGGCTGCTGTACGGTTCGCCACTCGACAGTCGGAGAACGCATAGCCGACCTCGAAATGGAGAACGCAGCGCTGCGCGCCGCTAATGCCTATCTGCTCGAAAGCAAACAGACAGGAGGAACAGAGGAATGGAAAATAACGATAACCTTGCCGCGCTGATGGCCGAGCTCAACGGGGACACCACCGTCGCCGACGTCGACCCCGCGCCCAGCGCCCCCGCCGACCCGCTGAAGGTGGGCCCGGCCGCCCAGCAGACCGCCGTCAAGGCGTTCACCGCCGGCGCCGCCTCCCGCAACGTGCGCGGCTACGCCATCACCGTCGAGGGCCTGTACCTGGCCCCGTCGAACGAGATAATGGGCAAGAAGACCCGCAAGCCGTACTCCCTGGTCGTGAAGCTCGAAAAGCTCGACGGCGCGCTGTCCACCATCAAGAACAAAATGCTGGACAAAATGCTGAAGCACAAGTACCCCGACTATGTCACCTACACCACGCACGAGATAACCCGCGTGGAGCCGATGACACCCGACACCCCGCCCGTCGACAACGTGCAGTTCATGGACGAGGCCAAGCTGCTCTCGTTCATCGAGTTCAAGAAGGTTCCCGTGAGCCCGAAGAACTATGAGGGCGACGTGAAGAACCTCCGCGCCGCCGTCGTCGACTTCCTCCTCAACCCCAAGGGCTTCGAGGAACGCGAGGCGAAGCGCCTGGTCAGCATAGCCGAAGACCGCGAGCTGGCCAAGCTGAACCCCGAGCTCGGCGAAGACGCCGCTGCCAATGGCGACACCGCTGCTGCCTAACGGCGAACCGGCGCCCGTCGCGCCCCCGCCCGCCTCTACCCCCTTCCCGCCGGTGCCCCTGGGCGCTGAAGACAGCGGGAAGGGGGCGGCGGTCGTGGTGCAGCGTCGCGTCATCACCTGGACCCCTGAAGGCTTGCCCGTCCCCACGTCCCAGCCGCTACTCTCCAAGCGCGGCATAGAGGAGCTGGCCTCCGTCGCCCTTTCCCTGCCCTACGTCGTGCCGCAGCCCGAGCTGCCGCCCGAGCCCGCGCCCGAGGCCCCGCTCACCGTCACCGAGAAGTATGAGCGGGAGCGCGACGCTATCCTCGACAAGTATCACGCCGAGGTAGAGAAGTTCGCCGGCATGACGAACGCCGAGGTCATGATGGTCAGGCAGGCCGAGAAGGCCGCCAATGGCGACAGCGGCGCCGCGAACGACATTCTCGACCGCGTGCTCGGTAAACCCAAACAGTCCGTCGAGAGCAAGAACCTCAACCTGACCTACGAGGACATGCTGAAGGAGAAAGCGGCCCGCGCGTCCGAAGTCGTAGACGCCGAGGTCGTGCGCTCGGACGACCTTTGGGGAGGGCTGAAATAGCATGAGCCCTCTCCCGCCCGAGCTCGCAGCGATAGACCAGCGCCTCACCGACGACCTGTTCTACTTCATGCGCGAGGCCCCGATGATGGTCCTCGACAAGCAGGGGCGGCTTGTTCCCTTCCGGCCGAACAAGGCCCAGCAGTACCTCCACTTTCGCCTCGAGGAGCAATTGAAGCGTACCGGCATGGTGCGCGCCCTGATACTGAAGGGTCGCCAGGAGGGCTGCTCGCTCTACATGACGGCGCGCAACAGCCACAAGACTATGCGGAAGGCCGGCCTGTCCGCGCTGCTTATCAGCCACCTGGGCGGGGCCACCGGCCACCTGTTCTCGATGGTCGACCGTTACGTCAACCACATGGACCCGCGCTTGAAGCCCGAGGTCGGTGCGTCGAACAGGAACCAGCTTTACTTCTCCGCGCTCGAGAGCAAATTCGCGGTCGGCACCGCCGGCAACGAGGACGTCGGGCGCTCGGGCACGAACCAGCTTTTCCATTGGTCAGAAACCGCGTACACCGACAACGACATGGCGATTCAGGACGGCGCCATGCAGACCATCCCCGACCTGCCCGGCACCGAGATAGTCCTTGAATCGACGGCGAACGGCCCCAAGGGGCTATTCTATACGATGTGCCAGGAGGCCCTGCACGGTCGCGGAGCGTATCAGCTTATCTTCATCCCCTGGTGGTGGATGGACGAGTACGAGGCGGCGTCGAGCTCCTATCCGGCGCTTGACGACGAGGAGGCGTATCGCAAGGAGAACCTGGCCGACTACCCGCCCGTAGTGGCCGACCGCAAGATTTTTTGGCGCCGTAATAAGGTATACGAGTTCTCCGCTGAAGGAGGGCTGAAGGCCGGCCTGCGGAAGTTCCGCATGATATATCCAGCGAACCCCATCGAGGCGTTCCAGGCGTCCGGCGACGGGCTGTTCGAGCCCGGCGCTATCACGGCCGCCCAGGCGAACATCGGCCTGTCCGACGATGGCGCGCCGCTCGTCATGGGTATCGATTCGGCGGGCAACGGGGGCGGGGGCGACCGCACCATCATCACCTTACGGCGGGGCCGCGTTATCGAGGAGTTCATCAAAGTACCGAAGCAGCCGAACATGGACATGGCCGTCGCCGGCGTGGCTATTCGTCTTATCAAGGAGCGCGGCGTCGACATGTCGTTCATCGACGTGGGTTACGGGCACGGCACCTATGACCGCATGTGCGAGCTCGGCTTCCGCAACAAGGTCATTGGCGTGAGCTTCGGCGAGGGCGCCCTGCGGCCCGACGTCTACATGAACAAGCGCTCGGAGATGATTATAACGATGGCCGGCTGGATTAACGGCGGCGATGTGCGGATTCCGAAGAACGAGGAGTTCCACGCTGACCTGGCTGTTATCCCCCAGGAGCAGACGACCTCGGACGGCAAGCGCTACATAGTCCCGAAGAAAGACATTAAAAAGGTGTATAATGGAAAGTCGACCGACTATGTTGACTCGGCCGGACTGACTTTTGCCTACCCTGTTCGCAGGTCTATGTCGGGCGCCGTCGGAGGCGAAGGCAGCAATAACGGGGGCTGGGTAAAGAAGAACTCGGGGAAAAGCCCGCTGTCGTCGGAGAACTTTTTCAGACGGGGAGGAAAATAGTATGGGTGTCGAAACGATTTTACTTGCAACGCTGGTCGCCAGCTCGGCGGTGAGCACGGTGGGGGCTATCAAGGCCGCGAAGAAAGAGGAGAAGGCCGCCAAAGAGCAGAAGAAATTAGCGAAGCAGCGCGAGGCCGAGCTCGCGGCCGAAGCCGCTGCCACCGAGGCCGCGCGCAAGAAAGCGGAAACGTCCGGCTCGCGCGCCGGCGCCGGCACGGGGCAGTTCGCCTCACGCTCGACCTTCCTGTCTACCAGCGGGGTAGGCGGCCAGGGCACGGGCTTCTCGTCCTCGGAGGATTCGATGTCGCGCGGGACGCTGTTCGGGAATTAAGGGAAGTAGGTGGCCCCCAAAGCCCCCTCCGTGGGTCGGCGCTCCTCCTCTGTGGCGCCGCCCCACGGCCCTAAAGTTTTAACCATAAGGAGAATATCATGGCCGACAACCTTTTAGACGCAGCGCGCGTGGGCAGGTACCTCGCTCGGAACAATGACCTGAAGACGATAAAGGACCCCTGGAACACGCACTACCAGCGCCTCGCCCAGGTCTTCCTCACGAGGAAACAGGACTTCACGAACGTCGTGGCGCCCGGCGAGTTCCTCTATTCCACCATCTTCGATAACACCGGCGAGTTCGCGGCCCAGCAGGCCGCTTCCGTTTTCCTGTCTATGCTGTGGCCCGACGGGCCGCGCACCTTCCGGCTGAAGCCGGTCGAGGAGCTGAAGGACGCGCAGGGCGCCGAGGAGTTCTTCAGGAACGCCACTCGCCAGCTCCACCGCTATATGGACACGCCTCGCGCGGGCCTGGCCTTGGCGCTTCAGGAGTACGAGATAGACATGCAGGTGTTCGGCACCGCCGGCGTCGGCGCCTTCGAGAACGGAGACGACTCCGTCCCGGTCGTCTACGAGGCGTGGGGCGTGAAGAACATGTGTATCTCGGAGAACGCGCAGGGCTTCGTCGATAACATCTATTTCACGGAAGCGCGCACGGTACGGCAGCTCGTCGAGGAGTACCGCGACGACGTCGCGCCCCAGGTGAAGGAGCTCTACGCGCAGGGCAAGTTCGAGGAGAAGGTAGAAGTCCTTCGCGTCCTCGAGCCTCGCCCCCTGGCCGACAGGCAGATAATCGACCAGGCCGGCGTTGTCATGGGGACCAAAGAGGGCTTTCTCGGGATGGCCACCCGCACGCTGCACATCGACCTGAAGAACAAGTTCATCATGCGCGAGGGCGGCTACGAGGAGTTCCCGGTCGCCGTGGGGCGTATGATAAAGACCATCGGCGAGGTCCAGGGCCGGTCGCCGGCGATGACCGCGCTGCCGCATACCAACTCCCTGAACTCCCTGTACGAGGCCGTGCTCCGCGCCTCGGAGAAGCAGCTCGACCCGCCGCTGGGCGTGCTGGACGACGGCCGCCTAGGTGGCGGCGTCATCGATACGTCGGCCGGCGCGCTCAACGTCTTCAACTCGTCCGGCCGGCTCTCGGGTGAAAAGCCGGTGTTCCAGCTCTTTACCGTCGGGGAGCTACAGGACGCCGAGAAGCGTATAACGGAGCTGAAGGACTCCATCATGCAGGCGTTCAGCCTGGACAGGCTGCTAGACCTGAACAATCAGACGCAGATGACGGCGTTTGAAACGAGTGTTCGCAACCGCATGCGCGGCGAGTCCCTCAACGCCATGTTCTCTCGGCAGAAAGTCGAGGTCTTTGTCCCGCTTATCGAGCGGTCGTTCAATATCCTCTACCGCAAGGGGTACTTCGGCGCTCCCGCCGAGGGCGGGCTTGTGTCCTGGGCGCGCCGGGCCTGGGCCAAGCTCCTGAAGAAAGACCTGATGACGATACCGCCCGCTATAGTCGACGCCATAAAGGCCGGGCTCGACATATACGACATCGAGTTCATCTCCCCCGCGCAGCGCTTCTCGCAGTCCGAGAAACTTCAGGGCATTTTCACCGCCGCCGAGTTCCTTCAGAAGATGGCGGTTATCCCCGGCTTCGAGGAGATAGCGGATAACGTCGATATCGACGACATGGCCAGGAATGTTATAGACTATTCAGGGTCGCCGTCCACTATGCAGCGCACCCAGGCCGACATTAAGGCCATACGCGAGGGCAGGCGCGCGCAGCGCGAGCTCGAGGCGAAGCTCAACGCCGCGCAGCAGGTTTCGGAAGTCGCGCGTAACGCCGCGCAGGCCCGCATGGGCGCTGGCGGCGGTGGCGCGGCGGGCGGCAGCACCGCAGCCGCTAGATAAAACGCAACGGAGGAAAACATGACAGAGGAACAGAGGACAAAAATGGTAGAGGACCGCAAGGCTTATGAGGAGGCCGTTAAGGCCGAAGTCGAACGCCGGCGGGTAGTGATAGCCGACATGGCCGTGACGCCGCAGGGGAAAAGATTTCTCCGGCTGCTGCACGGCCTGTGCGGCTTCGACAAGGCTGACCGGGTCGTCCGCAGCGACGGTCAGGTGGACCCCATCGCCACGTCGCTCAATGCCGAGCGCCGCCTGGTGTACCTGGAAGTCCGCAAGAGCGTCCCTACGGACGTGCTGCGCGAAGTAGAATTCATGGAGGAGAAGAAATAATATGCCCGACGAAAAACCCAATCCGCAGCCCCCGCAGACCCCGGCCCCCGGCGGCGCCCCGACCCCGACTCTCGAAACCCTCATACCCGAGGAGTTCAAGAACCGGGCGTACCTCAACGACCTGAAGGCGCTCCCCGTGGGCCCTGACGGCTACAGCGCCCTGTTCAAGAAGCTGGACGGCGCGCAGACGCTTATCGGCAAGAAGACCGGCGTACCCGAGCAGGGCGCCGCCCCCGAAGCCTGGGAGGAGTTCCACAAGCTCACCAGGCCGGGCAAGGCCGAGGAGTACGAGTTCACCGTGGCCGAGGGCGTCCAGGCTGACGAGGAGTTCCTGGGAGCCATGCGTGGCATGTTCTACGAGGCCGGCGTATCGAAAGCGCAGGCCAAGAAGCTTCAGGCGGGCTATGAAAAGTTCGTCGTGGAGAAGTACGGGGCCCAGGTGGCCGAGCGGAAGCGGCTGGACGCCGAGTTCCAGCAGCTCATGACCTCCACGTTCGGGACCGAGAGCAAAGCCAAGTTCGACACCGGCAAGGCGCTGCTCTCCCAGCTTACGCCCGACTCCCTGAAGCCGCACCTGAACCGCCTCTCCAACGAGAGCTTGGTCGTGCTCACCGGGATAATGAGCACCGTTAAGGAGAAGTTCATGAAAGAGGACGGCTCCTTTAACGGCTCGGGCGGCACCCCGCCTGTCGGGGAGGACGAGAACGGCCTGCACGACAAGGGCCGCAAGCTGATGGCGTCGGAAGCATACACTAACTTCCGGCACCCCGAGCACGCGAAGGTGGTGGCCGATGTCGGCGCCATCTACAAGAAGCTGGGCGACATGAAGACTGCCGCCGGCAATAAGAAGTAAGTGGAAAATGCCTGCCCGCAAGAAAGTCCTTGACAAGGCGCTTGCGGGCAGGTATACTATCTTCGATTTGTAATGAGGACACGGCGCGTCCGCGCCCCCTCTGATAGCGGTCAGCCCGCTCGCGTCCGCGCGCACCAGGAGAGCTCACCCGTCGTAGTCGAAACGGATACTGCGCTCGAAAAACCCAAAGCAGTTGTTTTTGCAGCAAGGATGAAAAGCTACTCCTCCCTTTGAGGAGGGGGGCTATCTTTTGGTACACCCTTTTTAGGGGAGGAGAAAAAGTTATGGCAGAACCTATCGACAATGCGATGGTGACGCAGTTCTCGGACATGGTGCACAACGCGGCCCAGCAGACCAAGGCCCGCCTGCGCCCCTACGTTTCCATCAAGCAGATGACCGGCGACGTGTTCGCCTACGACGGCCTGGGCCCGGTGGAGGCGTCCGAAATCGTCGGTATGCACCAGCCGGTCGTCTTCGCCGACATCGACCACAAGAGGCGCAAAATCAGCCGCCGCCGCTTCGCGGTGACGCTGCCCATCGACGCCTCGAACGTGCGCGGTATGCTGCTCAACCCGCAGTCCGAGTACGCGATGGCCTGCGTGCGCGCTATGGAGCGCGTGTTCGACCGCGTGGTGGTCGGCGCCCTGTTCGCCGACGTCTACACCGGCCGCGACTTCGGCACGACCGTCACCTTCGCCAACGACGGCGGCAAGACCGTGGTGGCCACCGCCGGCCTGACCTACGAGAAGCTGCTGGAAATCAACCAGAACTTCATCGACAACGAGGTCGGCAACGACAGCCCCGTGACGAAGGTCATGGGCATTTCCGGCGACGAGCACACCGCGCTCATGAAGGAAACCGAGCTGGTGTCCGGCGACTATAGCCGGCAGTACGTCATCGACGGCGGCGAAATGCAGAAGGCGGCCGGCCTCGGCCTGGTGAAGTTCGCCGGCGCCATCAACCGCCCCATCCTCGACGTCACCGGCGGCGTGCGCTCGTGCTTCGTGCTCGCCCAGGGCGGCATGGTGGTCGGCATGTCGAAGGACATGGCCCTGACCATCAAGGACCGCTCCGACCTGCACGAAACCACCCAGGTCGAGATAGTCTTCGAGTTCGGCGCCGTCCGCACCGAGGGCCTGCTGGTGCAGAAGGTCACGACCACCGAATAATCGGGGGCCAGCCGCATAACCCCCGCTCCCGACTTGAAACCGGGGGCGGGGTTTAAGTAGAATCTGAAGACCCCTATGGGGGAGGAGAAGAAACAATGACCGCAACGATAAAGTGGATTAACGACGACGTGGCCGCCGGCAAGAAGGCCGCCGTGTCGAAAGTCATGCCCGGCAAGACGTACAGCTTCGCGGCTACCTTCGAGAAGGCTGCCGCCGACGGCGACGGCTCGGTCTTCTACCTGGCCAGCGTGGGCGCCAAGATGGTGCCTTACGAAATCATGCTGAACTGCGATTCGCTGGCCGGCTGCACCAGCGTCGACCTGGGCTTCTACAAGGAGAACGGGGTCGTGGCTGACAAGGACGTCCTGATGGCCGCGCACGACATCAACGCCGGCGCCGCCCTGGGCTCCGAGATAGACGGCCTGCACGACATGGGCGTCGACAAAATCGGCAAGCAGGTGTACGAACTGCTGGACAAGACCGTCGACACCCGCGAGAACGCCTACCTCCTGGCCCTGACCCTTAACACGGCGGGCTCGGCGGCGGGCACCATCTCGGTGCGCGGCCTGTTCATCCAGGGCTAACCTGGGCGAGCGCAGCGACAGTTCCGACGGCCCCCGTCGCCCTACTCTAGTGGGGTGACGGGGGCTTCACGGTTAATCACGGGTTAACGGAGGCCGGCCAATGGGCGTTCCTACTACTGAAGTCGATATCTGCAACCTCGCGCTGGACAGGCTGGGCCAGCGGGCCATAGCGTCCATCGAAACCCCTACCACGGAAATCGAGGAGGTTTGCGCGCGGCACTATCCCGCTGCGGTGCGCGAACTGCTCCGGCGATTCATTTTCAATTTTTCCAAGAAGTACGCGGTCCTCACGAAGTCGGCCACGAAGACCCCGGCGTTCGGATATACCTCGGCGTATCAGCTTCCGAACGACTTTGTGCGGCTCCTGGCCCTGGGGGACATCGCCATCAACGACGACACCCCGGCGGGGCTTTACGACATGAGCGAGGGGCATATCTTCACCGACGCGGCTGACGCGGCCGGGCTGAAGATTTCCTACGTCTACGACGACCCCGCCATCTCGACGTGGGACCCGCTGTTCGTGCGGCTGGTCACGCTGCACCTGGCCGCGAACATGGCGTACAAGTTCACGCTGAAGAACAGCCTTATCGATAAGATACGCCAGGACGCCGACGACCTAGCGGTCACGGCCGCAGCCGTCGCCGGCCAGGAGAAGCCCCCGCGCCGCATAGAGCGGAGCAAGATAGTGACGGCGCGCCGCATGGGGAGTACCGGCTCTGACCCGAGGTACTATTAATGAGCAACGCCGCCCTTGTAAATTTCGCTGGTGGTGAAACGTCCCCCAAGTCGCGGGGCCGTTTCGACATCGGCGGCTATCCGTCTTCATGCCGCAAAATGCGTAACTTCTTCGCCGAGGTCCAGGGCCCGGCCAGGTTCCGCACCGGCTTCAGGAAGCGGCTAGACGTTCTCGGTAACGTCGCCGGCGTGATGGTCCCGTTCCAGGTGAATTCCAGCCTGGGGTATATGCTCGAGTTTACGCCGGGCAAAGTCCGCGCCATCCGCAATCACGTTGCCGTGGCCACGGTGGACACGCCGTACTATACCTACGAGGACCTGCTGGACCTCTCGGTCACGCACAACGGAACGCTTATACAGCTCACGCATTGGAAGTACGCGCCCCGCATACTGCTGATGACGGCCCTCGATACCTTCTCGCTTATAACTCCACCGCGCGTAAATGACCCGTTCGGCGTAACCGCCGTCGAGAGGGATAAGACTACGGTCAGCGGCGTGAGCCGCGCGCCCAAGGCTGTCGTGACGGTCGGCGACGCCACCGGCATTGACGGCTCCTGGGGGTACATCACGGGCGTAGTGGGCCTGACGGAGATTAACTATCGCCTGGTGAAGTTCAAGCTCCTGTCCAGCCTTCAGTTCTATCTGCTGGACCCGTTCACCGGCGAGTATATCAGCACGACGGGCGCCGCGCAGGCGTGGTCCTCCGGCGGCGCGGTTCATCTCCTTACGGTGGGCGCCTACAACGACGCCTGCAATATCGTCGATATCCACCTGGGCACTACGACCTATGTGACGTTTCCGGTGGGAACTGTTCGGTCTACCGGGGACCTAGCGAATCTGTATTACTTTGACGGGCTCGGGGGCACCACCGAGCTTAACGGGAAGCTGTATAGCCTGACCAATATGAGCGACGACGCGCAGGGCAGGCCGCGCTCCCTCGTCCGCACCGTCGGCAACAACGACGTGGATTCCTCGACCTGGGGCGCGTATACCGGGGGCGGGTACTGTACCCGTAACCGGGACCTTCCCGGCGCCGCTGCGTTCCACGAAACCCGCCTAGTGTACGGGGGCACGTCGATACGTCCCGGCACCATATTCGGCAGCCGGGCCACCGGCGACCTGGGCGACGACCGCTTCAACGATTTCACCGGCGGCACGAACGACGATGACGCCTACTTCTTCACGCCCTCGCCGGTAGACGGCGCGCCTACCGAGATTCTTTGGCTGCGGAGCTCCGCGAAGTTCCTCCTGGTGGGGGCGCTCGGCGGCGTGCTCCGCATGTCCGGCGCCGGGCTGGACGAGGCCATATCCCCGAACTCCGTCGTAGTGCGGCAGGTGGATAACCGGGGCGGGATATATAATGACGCCCCGGTGGTAGACGGCGCCAAGGCGTTCTTTATCCAGCGGGGCGGGCGCGCGCTGCGCGGGCTCCGCTACAACATCTCGATAGACGAGCTCGAGGGCTATGACGTGGGCCTGGGCGCGGAGCACATAGCCCAGGAGGAGGGCATACGCAAAATCGCCTTCCAGGCTGGGGCTACCGACGTGATATGGGTCCTCCGCAACGACGGCGAGCTGGCTGCCGTGACCGTTAACTCCGGCGAGAACATAACCGGCTGGCACCGTCACCGCATAGGCGGCACGGACGCTAAAGTTCTCGACGTGGCGGTAATGCCGCGTTCGGGGGAAGCGGACGAGCTGTGGATACTCACGTCGAGGACGATAAACGGCAGCACCGCGTACTTCCTTGAAACGCTGACCGACGAGGTTACGTTTCCCGACCTCGAGGACTTTTTCACCGGCGCGGCTAACAGGATTTCCGACCGTACACGCTTCCGTGCGGCGCTCTACTCCCGCCAGGAGGACTTCGTCTTCATGGACGCGGCTTCCTCCTACTACGGCGATGACCGGGGCGTAGCGGACAGCGTGACCATCACCCTCGGGTCTTACACCGGGACCGGCGTCAGCTTTGCGGTGTCCTCCGACATATTCACCGCCGGCGACGTAGGCTCCGAGATATGGGTTAAACCCGACAGGACAACGGGGCAGGGCGCGGGCCGGGCCGTCATAAAGTCCATTCACGTCGGGTATATCCTCGTCGACATCGAGGTCGACTTCAAGGACAGGAACGGCGCTAACGCTACGTCCCTGGCGCCGGGGGAGTGGTACATCGCCGTCGACGCCATCTCGGGGCTAGACTACCTGGAAGGGGAGCACGTCGCGGTCCTGTATGACGGCGCTGTGTACGCCGACGGCAAGACCGGCGCCTATACCAGCGTTGTCGTCACGGCGGGCGCTATCGAGCTGGATAAAGCCGCTGCGGTCGTCCATGTCGGGCTGCCTTACGAGGGCGTGCTGGAAACGCAGAACCTCGAGCTGGGCGGCCGGTCGGGCCCAGCGCAGGCCAAGCCGCGCAACATCTGCGGGCTCAATATCCGCTTCCTGAACACTATGGGCGGGGAGTACGGGACCGAGCGCTACGCCACCCAGGAAATAGTGGACCGCGATAACACTATGGACACCGACAGGCCCGTGCCTCCGTTCTCGGGTGTCCGCAAGCTACAGTATTCGGACAATTGGAGCGGGAACGATTCTAACAATGAGAAGCGGGTCGTAATCGTGCAGCAGCTCCCGCTCCCGTGCATAGTGCAGTTCGTCGACATCGAGTTTGACACGTCGGACGAGGGCTAAACTATGGTGGTCCCCTTTCTAGCCGAGCACCTTTCGCGTATGCGGGCAACCGCTAGCGCGAAGGCGTGCCCCGACCTGGGGGGCGCGCTGGCCCGGCTGGCCAGCAGCGGGTTAAGCCGGACCATAGTCAACGACGCCGGCGTCGTCCTGGGCGTGCTGGGGGCGGTGCCTACCATGCCCGGCGTTTGCGAGGTCTTCATAGTCGCCTCCGAGGACCAGCAGCGGTTCCCCCTGGTCTTTGTGCGGGGCGTGCGTGAGGAGCTATATACTTTGCGAAGTAAATATCGTAGAATACAGGCGATATCAAAAAACGATAAATTTCATTCGCGCTGGTTGTCTTGGCTCGGATTCGAGCGAGAGGGTCTAATGAAAAAATACGGTCTTAATGGCGAGGACATGCTTATGTGGGGGCTGGTCTAGTATGGGCGCGGCTTCCGCTTACCTGACCGGCGCGTCCGGCGGGCTCGACCTACTCTCGGGCATTTACGGCATGGACGCCGCGAACTCCCGCGCCAGCCTGCTCAAAAGCCAGGCCAGCCTTGCCGTGGCTGAATCGGAGGCCGAGGCTGCGCGTTATGCCTCCGAGGCCAGGTCATTCAAGGCCACGCAGAAGATGGCCTACGCAAAGTCCGGCGTGAAGATAGACGGCTCTCCGCTCGACGTGCTGGACAAAACCGCCCGCACGGCGGCCGAAAATATAAGCGCGATACGCGCGCAGGGCCAGGCCAAAGCGGGGGCGCTACGGGCCGAGGCGGCCGGCGCTAAAGCCCAGGGCAGGCTCGCCCTGCTCAAAGGGGTCTTCAGCGCCGCAACGTCTACCGCAAAGATGGGCGACAAGCTGGGCTGGTGGGACAAGACAGAGAAGACGACCGAGGAATCGTAATGCCTAAAATACCGCAGATGAACCTGGGCAACAGGCCCTCGGCCGTAGTAACCGGCGGGGGCTCGGACAACGTGGCGTCCGAGGCTATGGCGCGGGTAGCCGACGTGCTCGGCACCGCTGCCGATGTCGCGTCTAACGCGGAGCTTCGGGAGCGCGAGCGCCTGGCGAAGATATGGGCCGAGAAGCAGAAGATAGTCGACACGCTTGACGCCGGCGTCAGGACCGGGGATTTTGAGGAAGCAGCCAGGGGACTGTCCGAATCGTTCAAGGAGCAGTACGCCGATAACCCGCTCGACGCCGCAGAGAATTTCCGCAAAGAGGCGCAGACGTTAGCGAAGACGCACGTCGACGGGGGCACGAACCCGGCGGTGAAGCTCGAGCTTGCCCAGGCCACGCAGACCCGCATAACGATGATGACCCGCGACCTGCACGATTGGGCGTCGGCCAAGCAGACGCAGAACGCGAAAGGTAATATGGCCCTCCTGGCCAATTCGACCATCAACGGCGCGGCTGCATATTCCTCGGCCGGCGAGCTCTCGGCCGGCATACAGGCCGCTGAAGTGAAGCTGGCCCCGTTCTTACAGGTGGCGTATGGCGCGAAAGCTGACGAGGAGTGGGGCAGAATCACGTCGGGCATGGCGAAGATGTACGCGGATAACGCCGCCGCGAAAAATCCCCTCCTCCTGGCCGAGGAGCTGGATAAGTCCCCGCTGCTGAAGAAGCACCTGGCGCCCAATGACTACGCTGCCGCCAAGGACGCGGCGGTGTCGGGGTATAACGGGCTCCGTGACCGTATGCTCTACGACCAGGCCAGGGCGGCGTTTCAGAATGGCGAGGAGCTGGCCCGGCTGGTGGGCTCCGAGGAATTCCCCACCGTGGCGCTTAAACGCGAGAACGCGCTGATAGAGCGCCGCAAGAACATCGCTATAGGCGCCGGCGAGGGCGCGAAGCTGAAGGAGGGGGACAGGAAATCGGCGATAGCGAAGATAGACGCGGAGCTCGGCCGGATTAAGGCCCTGAAGGCCATCGCGTATAAACAGGCCGACGTCACCGCCACCGACGACCCCGTTCTGCTCGACGAGCTTACCCGCTACCAGGACGAGCTTTTCGGCAAGAAGGCGAAGCGCTCGGCCAAGGAGAACCTGGACCTCCTGGTCGCGCAACAGGACCGGCTTATAGCCGCGCGCGACGCGAAGCGCATAACCTACGGGAAGTTTCAGACCCTTTTCGATGACGTGTCGACGGCCTACAAGGCCGCCGAGAAGCGCGAGAGCGGCGACACCGGCTTCCTTTGGTGGCAGAACGCCCGCCAGGCCGGGAACGACGAGCTCAACAGGCAGTTCGACGACAGGTTCGCCGGACTTTCTGCCGATATAAAGTCCCAGGTACGGGTGGCGTATATACGCCGCCTTCAGGACCTTCAGCGGCGTAAGGGCGAAGGCGCCGAGATAACGGAGGCCGAGGGAGTGCAGGCAGCGCTTCAGGCGTTATCGCTTGAATCCGGCCGCAATATCCCCGGTGCGTTTAAATAATGGCTGACGAATTCGAGGCTCGCACTTTTGTAGGTAATCCGAATCCGGCCCCCGACTTTTCTAAAGTCAGGGTGTCCACTCCCGCGCCCCAGGCCGAGCAGCCGTCCGCGCCTAGCGCCCCGGCCGCGCCTGCCGAAAGCGAGCCCGCCGCTACCAAGAGCCCCGGCGTCTACACCGTTGCGACGGACAGCGAAGGGCGCCGCGCGGTCTACCTCTCCACGGACGACCTTCAGACGAACAAGCTCGGCTTTATCTCCATCCCCGACGCGGACACGGTGCTCAACCAGGCCGGCAAATTTAACGAAACCGATAAGTCCTGGGAAGTCCCCCAGGATATAGCGCTCTCGCTGCTGAAGGGTAAGCAGCCGCTCCCCGAGTTCATACGGCAGCAGTACCAGGCTGGCGACGCCACCGTGCTTCGTGGCCTGTGGGGCAAGCGCTTCCTCTCGGGCGAATCAGGGTACAACGACGCTGCCGCGCACGCTAACGCCGAGCGGCTGAAGATGGTCGCTAACGAGCGGCCCGACATCGCCTGGGGCGAGGCGCCGTTCAGCCGGGCTGTGGCCGAAATGCGCTGGGCCGCTGGCGAAGCCGCGAAGCTGGCGCCTTTCATGACCGGCGCGGCCGAGGAGAGCGCCGGCGGGGCCGCGATAGCGGGCGCGATAGGTCTTGCCGGCGCGGTGGCTATAGGCTCCGGCGGGGCCGCTGTGGCCCTCCCCGCTATGCTGGGGGGCTCTTTCGCGGTTCCCGCTGCGGCGGCAGCGGTCGCGGGCATGATGTCCACCGGGGCCGCGTACAACACCTTCCGCTACGTCATGGACATAGAGGGCGGCAACCTGGCCCTGGACATGATGGAGAAGGGCTTCGACGAGAAGACCGTGCGTGCCGCCGCGCCGGCGTATGGCGCCCTCTCGGCTGCGCTCGAGCTTGTAGGCTTTAAGTTCCTTACGGCGCCGGCCAAGCGTGCTATGTCCCGCACGGTACTCGGCTCCGCGCCCGTCAAGAAAATCCTGACCTCCTGGTATATGAACTACGCCAAGGAGCTCGGCGCCGAGGTCAGCGTCGAGGTCGCGCAGCAGGCGACCGAGGACACCATCTCGAACTTCGCCGCCCTGGTCGACAAGCGCGCCGACCTCATGACCTCGAAAGAGGAGATGATGAAGGCCATGAGCGACACCGCGCTCGCGTCCTTCGCCGGCCTGGCCGTTATAAAGCTGCCCGGTGTAGCGACGGACTTCGCTGGCGCCCGCGCGCAGCGCTCGAACGCCCGCGTAGCGAAAGCAGCTATAACGTCAGGCGAGCTTGACGCCAAGACGGTTACGGCCGCGCAGCTCGAGAAGACCATCATGGGCGCGGAGCCGGGCCCCACCATAGAGGCCAAGAAGATAAACGAAATTCTCGGCGCCGGGAAGGACACCACGAAGGCCATGTTCGACTTCGGTAAGAAGAACGTGGGCAACGATGACGTCAAAGCCGCGCTGTCGGCCAAGGTGGCCGCGCTCAACCTGAAGCGCGAAGCTATCCTCGATGGCAAAGAGATAGCCGACCTGACCCCCGAGCAGCAGACCGAGCTCGTCCCCGTGCTGCACGAGCTCAACGCCCTGAACGAGATGGGCCGGGGCATGGAGGAGGGCGTGAAGCTCTCCGCGAAGCAGGCCGAGGAGCCGATGGTGCCGCTGAAGGAGCCGAAGACCCCTGCCGAGGCTGTCGAGCGCCGCTACGCCGAGCAGGGCGCCGTCCTCCGCACCCTGGACAAAGAGAGCCGGGCGCTGGACGCCGAGCTCACCGACATCAACGACGACATCACCACGCGCATGAGCGAGGGCAAACCCACCGCAGCCCTGGCCAATGCCGCCAGCAAAGTCGCGGCCAAGATACGCGAGAACGACGCGCTCGCGGCCGAGATAGTCATGACCCCTATTCACTTCCTCGACACGGCGGGGGAGGAAACCGTGCGGCAGAGCTTGCTCGACGCCGGCGTTGAGGCTACGCTCCCCGTCGCCGAGCTGGTACGCATGGAGAACGACCTGATTTCCCGCGTGCAGCAGGCAGCCGAAGCTGGCCGGCGCCACGGCGCGGCTTACGCCAAGCGCGAGGTCGCCAGGGTGCAGGCGTACATTCAGGAGCTCGTTAAGCGCTCGTCCATCACCGACGCGCAGAAAGCTAAATTTATGGCGGTCATGCGGAACACGAAGACCGTGGAGCAGCTCGAGAAGAACTACCCCGAGATTCGGGACCGTATCTTCGAGGCCGAGGCCGTTAACCGGGAGAAGGCCCTGGCAGCGCTTCTGAAGCGCGAGCTGAAGTCGGCCAAGCCCAAGGTCGTCAACGGCAAGCGGACGGGGCGCTTCGGTGACGCCGACACGCAGGCCATAATGGACACGGTCACGCGCGTCATACGCATGGCCCGCAAAGACGCGGCACTCGAGAGCGTAGCGGCCGAGCAGGCCCTCCTCGAGGCGTCCGACGAAAGCGCGCCGGGGTATACCCCCGAGAAGCACGCCCTGGCCGAGTATCGCTACCGCGCGTCGCGCTATCGCGCCGGCGACATCTCCTCGAAGGAGGCCGCCGCCTTCGTGTCCGACCTGGTGGCTATGGCCGAGGGGGCCAAGGCCAAGTTCCTCGAGAAGCGCCTGGCTGAACGCGAGGCCCGCCTGGCCAAGGAGAAGGCTGCGACCGGCAACGTGCTCGGTGAGGTAAAACCCCCCGAGGGCTGGCAGAAGTTTAAGGTAGAGAGCGGCGCCTGGGTCAAAGGGCTGAAGGTGCCGCACGCCCTGACGGGCCTGTGGACCAAAGCCTTCGATTCCCTTCAGTCTATCGGCGACCTCCTGGCCTTCCGTTCGGGCGAGCGCAAAGGCGAATCGGCCATAGAGAAAATGCTCGATACCAGCCGTGAGGCCGACCACGAGCGTGGTTTTCTGCTGCGCTGGGGTGAGCGGCTTAACGCCGGCATGGACCGGGCCTACGGCATAGAAGGCAAGGACGGCCAGCGCGCCCGCGCGCGGCGCCGCATGGAGCGCAGGCTCATGCAGTCCTTCGACCTCGGCGTGCATGAGAACGCGGCCGGGCAGAAGGTCCACCTGGTCTTCACCATCGACGAGGCCGTAAAGCGCTTCATGGAGCGCCAGGACCCTACGCTGGCCGAGAACTTCACGCACCCCGACGCCCTGGCCTACACGCCCGCGATGGAGGCCGAGATATTCGGACTGCTGACCGAGGCCGACAAGCGCTTCGCGCTCGAGCAGCTTCAGGTCTACCGCGAGCTGCATAAGGCAGTCAACGCCGTCTACCGCAAGATTCGCGGCATAGACCTGCCCTTCAACGAATTTTACAGCCCTATAAGGGCGCTGGGCTACGCCGAGAAGGAGGGCGTCGAGGTAGCCTTCGACCCCGCCGCGACGCAGCTCCACGCCAAGTCGACGCTGGGCGGCTGGTCCATTTCGCGCGTGCGACATGTGCACCCCCTCGAGCAGCTCGGCGCGCTCACGACGATGAACGAGCATATCCGGCAGCTCGGGCACTATGTCGCCTGGGAGGCCAAGGTGCGGGAGCTGAACTCCCTCCTGGCCAACGGCGAGTTCAAGGCTGCCGTCACCGGCGTATACGGCGACGAGGTCCTGGCCGCGATGAAGAAAATTGTGGAGCGCATTACGTCGGGCAGGCGCGAGCAGGCTATCATGCGCGCCGGCGAGGCGTTCATAACCCGCCTCATGACCGCTAACGTGGCCGGCAAGCCGATAATGATAGCGAAGCAGCTTACCTCCCTGCCGGCGTTCGCCTCGGGCGTGCCGGCCGAGGACCTGTTCTTCTTTTTCGCCCATGCGGCCAAGCAGATGAAGGAGGGCTTCTCGAAGGAGTGGCTGAACTCCGAGTTCGTCAGGTCGCGCGGCTGGAATCAGTTCGAGGAGCTTCAGGCTTTGGCCGACCTCGGCAAGAAGGGGACGCGCGCTGACAAGGTCGCCGCTGTCGCCGCTGAAGCGCTGGCCCAGCCGATAAAGGTGGGCGACAGGGTTTCCATACTGATAGGCGGCGACGCGCTCTACAGGTACCACCGGGCGAAGGGTAGGTCCGTCGCCGAAGCCGTAGAGCTGGCGTCTAAAGTAGCCAGGGAAACGCAGTCCTCGGGCAGCATTTCCGACCTATCGGTGTTTCAGTCGATGGGCGGCGCGACGCGCCTGTTCACGGCCTACAGGAATCAGCCGATACAGTTCCTCCGCATGGAGATGTCGGCGCTGCGGGCTATCGCGTCCAAGGGCTTCTTCAAGGGCGAAGGCCGCATGACCCGCCTCGACGTGGTTAAGACGCTGTTCATCTATCACTTCGTCATCCCGTCGCTGTTCCAGGCCATCGTCGACCTGGGCTGGGACGAGGAACATCAGAAGCGCGCCTGGACCTTCGGCAGCTTCAACGACCTACCCATCATAGCTGACCTGACCGCGAATCTCTACTCGATTATCGCCGGCGAGGAGGGCGGGGTTAAGAAGTCGAACAACGTTATAGATTCGTGGACCGACGACATACTTAAAGCGTCTAAAGAATTCCTGGTGGCGCTGGACACCGGCGACCTCGAGGACTTCGTCGTCGCGTTCAAGCTCCTGGCCGACCCGGCCTTCAAGGCCATGTGGGGTATACCGGCCAAGCCGATAATCAACACCGCCGAGGGCATAAAGACCATAGCCTCGGGGGATTCCGAGGACTTCGTAGACGCGCTGAAGCTCATTGTGGGGTACACCCCCAGGGCGATAGAGGAGCAGGGCAGAAGGTAACTATATGGCTGTCGCGTCCACCAATCCCTTAAACTCCTACGTCGGAAACGGCGTACAGACCGCGTTCGACTTCGCGTTCAAGGTCATAGCGGCGACCGACGTCCTGGTCTATGTCGAAACCGGCGAGGGCACGGACGAGTACGACCTGAAGGTCTATGGCGCCGACTACACCGTGGTCGCTAACCCGACCGACGAGAACGGAACGGTGACGACAACCGTGCCGCCGGCCTACGGGGTGCGGATTAAGATACTGCGCTCTACGGAGATGACCCAGCCGTCCCGGCTTCCGCTCGAGGAGAAAATGCCGGCGCGCGTTATCGAGAACGCGCTGGACAAGCTGACCCTCATGGTGCAAGAGCTTCGCACGCTGTTCGATTTGCCTTTTACCCCAGGTCCATCGCCCAGCGTGCCGTCAAATATCGTAAAATGGTACGAAGGTCCGCAGGCTGAAAAGCCGGCGGTCATGGCCGAGTGGGCGTTTTGGTACTCGACCGATACACCGGGGGGCGGGCAGCTCGAGATGTACGTCCCTCTTGCGGGGAAGTGGTTTCTGATAGGTTAGCGCGCTAAACTAAAAGGAGAAAGACTATGAAAAAGCAGTTCACGTTACTCGGTATAGTGGTGGCCTTCGCCATCATCGGCTTCGCCTCGATAGGCGGCGCCCGGTCCCTCGGCTGGCTGTACGGCGACACCCTCGTCATCGGCAACCCGGCCTCCCCCGTGGCGAGCATAAACTCGTCCGGCGTCCTCACCGCGACGGGCGTCACGAACACCGGGGCGCTCTCGGGCACGGCCATCACCGGCTCCACCCTGGCCCTTACGGGCAAGCTGGTGCCCGCGTCCAAGACCCTCGCGCAGCTCGCGGCCATCACGCCGGCGGCCAAGGGCGAGGTATACGCGGTGTCGAACGGCACCATGCTTATCTGCGTGTCCTCGGGGACCGGCACGGGCGCCTTCACGTCGCCGATAAGCTCGACGACTGCGTGCAGCTAAAGAGGACAAATGAAACAGGCGCTCATAGCTTCTTTCATCCTCCTCGCGGGGGCCACGCTGGCCCTCGCCGGCGCGAACGACGGCGGCGTGCTGCCGGGGTCTAATCAGACGACCCCGGCGGTCGCTGCCGCTGCCACGCCCGCCGCCGTGGCGATATCGTCCACGTCCCCCACGCGCATAGACACGGCCGTCAACACGGTGCTGGCCGCCGCCCTGGGCGCGAACTACAACCGGGCCGAGGTTCAGGTCCAGGTGCTCGACGGGGCTAAAGTCAACTGCGGCTACTCCACCGAGGTCACGACCCAGCCGGCCGGCGGCTTCCAGCTCGTCGTCAATGCGGACCCGAAGCCCTTCAAGCTCGGGAAGGCGATAGGCATTTACTGCCAGGGCATAGTGTCCACGGCGACGTACATCGTAGGCGGCCTCGGGTTCAAGTAGAGGGCAACATGAAAAGCAAAAAAGCGGCTATCTTCCTGGCTGTAGCGCTGGTCCTCGGCGGGGGTCTTTCGGCCCACGCCGGCCCGTTCTATAACCTGTCGCAGAATACTTCGTCGGCGACGATGAACCTTTCCGGCGTACTGAAGGTAGCCGCTTCGGCCGCGACGTATACCGTGCCCACCGTGACCATCAATGGCGTCGGCGGCACGGTTATCGCCACCGGCACGATATCCGCAGCGCGTTTCGTGGGTGACGGCTCGCAGCTTACGGGGCTGCCCACGCCTGCGGGCTTCTACGCCTCCCTCACCGATTCAAACTACTACACCGGGGTCAATCAGTTCCACGCGAACACCTACTTCGACGAGCTGATTTATACCCCTGAAATCTTCCTGACGAGCGCGACGCCGCGCATTATGAGCACTTCGCTGCTCCCCATCCTGGTCTATCCTGGCGTCGAGGTTAATTCGTCTACGGGCTACGCGATGAACCGGGTCTACGTCACGACCTCGTCCATCGACGCCAGCTACTACACCTATCCCGAGCCACGCTCCACGACCATGACGTTCGACCACAATGGCCTGTTCCTGTCGAGCGGCGTTATCGCCGGCGTAGGCCGGACGACGGGATTCCCCGGCGTTCAGATAATCAACAACGACGGCAAGATACCGGCGCTGACGTCAGACTACCTTGCCTCCCTGGACGGCTCGGCGCTGACCGGCATAGACAAGACCGACGTGACCAAGGTGCCGCTCGGCGGCGGCGTTATGACGGGCTCGCTGATATTCGAGCCGACGTCCATCAGCACGGGCCAGGTAATCTTCCAGGGCGCCTATCCCCATTCCGTGCAGTTCAATAATCAGTCGGCCACTTCGGCCCAGGAGTTCCTGGGCGAGGTTCAGTTCCTTCAGTCGGGCACCGGGAAGCGTCGCATTATCGGCTTCGGCGATAACAGCGCGACGTACCCCAAGGAGTTACAGATAGGCGCCGATACCACGTCCCTCGGGACGAACGTCAGGATAACCGGCAGCAACACCCTGTCGCCTGACCTGTTCGTGTCCTCGTGGACCTCGGTCGGCGTGAGCAAAATCCCCAATGCTGCGTATAAGCTCGACGTTGCAGGTTCGATAAACGCTACCGGCATTTACGAGAACGGCGTGCCGCTTACCGGCGGCAGCGGCGGGGACAACCTGGGCTCGCACATAGCCACGATGACGGTGCAGGCGAACTACGGCCTGGTGACGACCGTGTCCACCCATACGCGGATTTGCCTTGACGGCGACTGCATAGACACCTGGCCCATGTCGGGCACCGACCTGTTCTTCACCGGCACTTCGGCCGGCGCCGGATACTACCTGGCCATGTCCACGACCAATCCCGCCGGGCAGGCGAGCACCACGACGGTCACGCCTATAACGTCCGACGTGATTATCTCCTCCTACGTCTTCGCCAATTTCCAGGCCAGCTTCATAAACGAGGGCTTTTGGATGGTGCACGCCCACGGCTACGTTAATGCCACATTGGGCAATAAGACCGCGCAGGTCTACTACCGGGTATACGTTTCCACCGGCGGGAAAGGAGCGACCGAAACGCTGCTTCTCACCACCGAGGATTCCCCCGTACTCACCACGACCGAAGCGGAGATAGACATGCACGCCTATCTCAACGACTACGCCTGGACGCCTGGCAACTCCCTCATAGTGAAAGCCTTCTCGCGCATATCCGGCACGGGGTCAGACCCGGCGATAAGCCTGCTGCGCGCCGGCGCCTATGCCTCGCACCTGGCCCTGCCGTCGAACAACAGCTCGTTCGGCGGCTCCTCTGTTAACCTGCTCCCGCTTGACAACACCTGGACCGGCGCGAACACCTTCTCCCAGGCGATAACCGGGAGCGTAACCGGCAACGCCGGCACCGTGACCAATGGCGTCTACACCAATGGCAGCTACGCGAATCCGGCCTGGATAACCTCGCTGGCTACGTCGAAGATAGACCTTTCCACCGTCACGACCGCCCTGGCCGGGAAGCTGTCGAACACCGCCACCGTGCCGACAACCCTGGTCGACCTCTCCACGGTTACGACCGCCCTGGCTGGCAAGCTCTCCAATACCGCCACCGTGCCCACGAACCTGGTGAATCTCTCGACGGTTACGACCGCGCTGGCCGGCAAGCTCTCCAACACCGCGACGGTCCCCACGACCCTAGTCGACCTCTCGACGGTTACGACCGCCCTGGCCGGTAAGCAGGCCACCGGGGACTACCTCACGCGGCTGATTGGCGACGTGCTGGCGATAGGGCCTGGCATGGCCACCGCGACCATAGCGCATGTTCCGAACGCGGCCGTGGACCTCTCCACCGTGGCGACGGCGCTGGCTGGTAAGCTCTCGAACACCGCTACGGTGCCGACGACCCTGGTCGACCTCTCCACCGTCACGACGGCGTTAAGCGGCAAAGTGGCCAAGGCCGGCGACACCATGACGGGCCAGCTCACGGTCAGCGGGTCCTCCATCACCATAGCTTCGGACCTGCTGGACTACCAGCTTATCCTGACCGGCGCGAACAAGCGCAACATGAAGTTCGACGACCGCCACGCCGACGCCTCGACGCATAACCTGGCCGAGATAGACTTTCTTCAGCTGGGCACGCTGAAACATCAGATATCCGCTTACGGCGATACCAATGCGACGTACCCCCAGGAGCTTCAGCTCGGCTCCCCCTCGGGCACCGCGTCCAAGGTGCGGATAACCGGCAGCGCCACGCTGAACCCCGACATCTTTGTGTCGTCGTTCAGCAGCGTCGGTATCAACACCGCTAGCCCTAACGCCGCGTACAAGCTCGACGTGAACGGCGCGTTGCGGGCTACTAACCTGTACGGTGATGGGTCAGGGCTCACCGGGATTGTGGGCACGGGCGCGTCGGCGCTGCTGGTGGCCACGAATAGCTGGACCGCGACGCAGAACTTCCTCAATGAAACGAACTTTAACATCGGCACGGGTGGCGGTATCGGATTTCAGAACTACACCGGCACCGACTACGGCGGGATAACCTACCAGGGGGGTATCAATTACTTCTTTGGCGGTCCCGCCCAGCTCGGCGCGCAGATATGGAACGGTAAAGTTGGTGGGCCGTCCGTGACTGTTGTGGACAGCGGCGTCGGCGTCAACGACACGTCGCCGTCTTACGCGCTCGACGTGAACGGCGGGATTCGCGCCACTTCGACCATGACCGCCAGCGCGTATTACGGTGACGGGTCTACGCTGACCGGCGTAGCAACAGCGGGGAGCTCAACCACTTTCACCGGGGCCAACACCTTCACCAGGAGCGTAACAGCGAGCAGCTTCACCGTCACCCCCGGCGTCGGGAATGTCAGTATGCCGCAGGCGTATGTCCTGGTATGCGACACGCAGACCGCGACGCAGGTAACGTCCCTCACTTGCTCCAATCTTCCCGGCGCTGGTGCGTACCGCATGGTGGTGGACGTATACAAAGTTACTGCGGGCATTGTGTTTGGCCGGATAAACGCCGATACCGCTAATAACTATAAATGGGCAGATATCCGTTTTGCTGCTTCGGGGGTAGGATACTCTGCAACCGTGGATTCGTCTTGGCACTTCTCCGGCCCCGACGCTGTGGCTGGCGGGGAGGTCCTGTTCTCCGACGTGTCATTCGCTACCTCGGTCGCTGGGGCCGGCGTCATACGGGGCACTTGGAGCTCGGGGCTAATTAACTCGGGCTCTAATTGGGAAACCATAACCGGCTCCGGTTTTTATAACGGCGCCTCCGCTATAAGTTCTTTGTACGTTGCTGTCACGGCGGGGACTTTCACCGGGCGCGTTCGCATGTATCGGGCGGAGTAGGAGTATTAAGGACATCATGGGCAACAAGCATTGGGACGGCAAAGAGCGCCGCAGGGCCGATAACGACGAGGGCCGCTGGGAATTCGAGCGGGACGTTATCATGTTCATGGCGCGCATAGACGAGCGCCTGGACAACCGGGACGACACCTGCGACGCGCGCGGCGAAACGGTGAAGAAACTCGGGGACCGAGTGACCAGCCTCGAAACGTTCCGCAACATCGTCGTATGGACCTTCAAGCTCCTGGGCTACGGCTCGGCGACGGTGGCCACGGCCTACGGCGCCGTCGTCGGGATAATGCACCTGCGGGCCATCATAAAACCTTAATCGGGGGCACTATGAACGCGACAAGACTGAAGGAAATTCTCGACCGGGTGCGGCAGCAGCCCGACCTGGCGCCGCGCAAAGACGGCACCACGTTCTGCAACATCGCCCTGGACCGCATACTCGGGCTCTACGGCGCCGCGCGCATGACGGCGCCCAAGAACGTGCCGCTCATGGCGAACGACATGGTCGACTTCATGCGTAACAACCCCCAGCTTTGGGTGCCGGTAAACGGCGACGTGGCCTGCGCTCGGGCCTCCCAGGGCGTCCTGGTGGTGGCGGCCCAGCAGGCCGACGGCCACGGGCATGTCGCGGCCGTCTATCCGGCGCCGATGGAATATAGCGGCTCGTGGAACAAAGAGGTCCCCATGCTCAACAACATCGGCAAGAAGAACGCCGTCATGCGCGCCTCGATGTGCTTTCACGCCGAGCCCGAATACTTCTCGGTGCGTATCTCGGGGGCGGCATAGGCCATGCCCGCAGGCGGCGACGAGGTAGGCGACAAGTGGAGCGCAGCCTATGAACGCTGGTACAGGGGCCCGGCTCGGTCTTTTAAACAGGCTCATGAGCGCTATCTCGCGGCGCGTGACCGTAACGCTGTGGAGCGAGCGCGACGGCTGGCTCCCATTCGCCGCAAGGACAAAAAAGATGTATAATCTGCTGGTAGCTAAATTGAGAGCAATACGGAGGAAATCATGTTAACCGCACTTCTGACTTTCGCGGGCAGCAAACTCGGGCTGGTGAGCGCCGGCGCGGGCCTGGGCGCCCTGGTCCTGTGGGCCGGCGGCAAGTACCTGCCGAAGTACGCCGGCGGCGCCATGACGTCGCTTATCGGCGGCGCGCTGAAGAACGTCAACGCCATCAAGGACCCGACCCGCAAGCAGCTCGTCCACAACCTCGCCGTGGACCTGGCCAAGCTGGCCGAGTACGAGATACCCGACAAGGGCGCCGGCGTCGAGAAGTACGCCAAGGTGGCCGCCCAGCTCTGCACGCTGCTGCCGTTCCTGAAGGGCCGCGACGCCGCTGTCGAGGCCATCATCGAGAACGCCGTGGCCGCGATGGACGAGGAGCTGAAGCAGGTGAAGTAGCCCGCAAGCAGTTTTGGGTTTATGGTCGCGCCCCTGAAAGCGGCGACATGCTCTTTAAATTCCTATACGTTTGTGCATAAATCATCCTAACAGGTAAAGCAAAGAGGCCCCCTCGAAAGTCGCCCATAGACCAAAAGGCGAATAAACTTCGAGGGGGCCTCTGCACGTTTATTATATTTTATGTAAGGATTCTGCCTCGCGGGCCAGCAGCCGTCGGCCGTATTCGGCTATCAGCAGCGCGTCGGCTATCGCGTGCGTGATACCCCAGCGCCCCATTTCCATGTCGTAGACCGAAAACAACTCCCTGGCCTTATCCTTGGAGATGTTCTTGGCCCCGCTGGTCATGCAGCCCAGCGCGGACTGCCAGGTCATCGGGTAAACGTAGCGCGGCCGGCCAAAGTGCGCCCAGGCCAGGCCGCGCAGCAGTCCGTACACCGAGCCGAAGGTGAAGGAGCCGCCGGCGCCATCGCCCTTAATATGCTGCTCCTTCTCAATGAATACCTTCGCCCCTGGGTAGTGGGCGGCCCACGTCTTGAAGCTATCAGCCACCATGCTCTCTGTCCTTGCAGTCAAGTCCAAGGTGCCCAGCGGCCGACCTGTGTCGGTCAACAGCGCTATGCCCCCCTTCACGCCGGGGTCTATGCCGATTATAAGCTCCTCATAAGCGGCCAGCGACCTCATATCGGGCCTCCCGACAGATAGTGGCAGCGCTTATACTTCTTGCCGCTCCCGCAGGGGCAGGGCGCGTTCCTGGGCGTGCCGGCGTACTTGGCCGGCAGGTACGTCGGGATAGCAGGTGGCGCCGGCGGCACGTCTATGTACGGCCCGATACCGATAGCCTCGGCCAGGTCCGAGCGCAGCGACACCGAGCCGTCGTCGACCAGCAGAACGCGATTAGGTGGGTTAGGCATGTCCTATCTCCTTCTTCAGGTCCTCGGTCATGCCATCCGTCTTCAGCGCAGCGGTGCCAGGCGCCGTGCGGCCCTCGACGTTCGACGTGCGGACGGTGCAGCCGCAGCCCTTCTTGGGGCATTTGGCCAGCATGAACCCGACGGACGTGAAGAACACGCGCATGTCGGTGCCGCAGCTCGGACACGGTATCTTCTCGTGTCGCTCCCACTTTCCGACGACCGGGTCCATTACGTTAACGGCGATGTTGTCCGGCGCGCAGCGGAAAATCTGTATCTTCCGAAATGGGTCGTAAGCCAGCTCCATCGGCCGCAGGCACAACGGGCACCTGGGCGCCTTGCTCATTATCTTGTTGAAGTCCACGAACTTTTTCATCATCCTCTCCTTTATTTTCTATATCGCTTTCCTGTCCATCCCTCGGCGGCAATCGGGCAGCCGAAGCCCCACGACGGGAGTTTACACATCGCCTCTATCATCGCCTCGTGCGGCGCGAGCTCCTTCATGCCGGAGAAGGCGTCGGGCAACGTGCTACCCGGCAGCGCCACAAGCCGCTCCGACTTCATGAACCGCCTCCCCTCGTCAACCTCGCCCAGCAGTTCGTCGTGGACGGTCAGCAGAATCGTTATACCGATGTCCTCGACGTTCAACATGCCATTGGCCATGAAGTCACGCGCTATGGCCTGCACCGCGTTCTCGACGAGCGAACCGCCGTAGGTCTTATACTGCGCGAAGTACCCGCTGGGGTCGACCTCGACGGCGTATTTGGCGTCGGAGTTACTGAACGACGCCCAATAGTGTATCTCGGCCTTCTCGCCGTAGGGCCCGTCAACCGTCTTCAGCGAGGGCCGCAGGTATCTTAAATGCCGCCCCGACGGTAGCCGCATGACCAGGTACTCGCGCGCGGGGCCCATCCCGAACAGGATTTTGCCGCCGGTGAGGTCGGCGCCACTCTTGGGGTCCGACGGGAAGAAGCACTTACCTGGGGACTGCACGGCGTTAACAGCCGCGCGTTCCATAGCGTACCAAAGCTGCACGACCTTCTTATACTTGGCCCGATAGGTCTTGATGACGAGCTGCGCTTTGGCCTCCTCCTTGGTGTAGAACCGCTTCAGCTCCTCGCACCAAACCGTCGAGGGCTCCTGGGTATCGAGGATGATGCTGTTCTCGCGGCAGCGGGCCATGAACTTCGCCCAGCCCATGCCGTAGCCCGAGCCCAGGATACCTTCTTTGCCGACAGCGTACTCCTTGGCGTGCGTTTCTTTGGTGATGGCCGGGTCGCCGTAAATCTCCTTCGCCAGGTCGACGTAGAGGTTCACGCCCATTTTATACTTGGCCAGGGCGAAGTCCTCGCCTGCCAGCCAAAAGAGTACGCGCGCCTCGATGGAGGCGTAGTCCGCTTGCACTAATACTTTCCCAGGCGCCGCCGTCATGGCGCCGCGCAGGCCGGCGCTCAATGCGTCCATCGCCTTGTTACCGTACTTCATGTCGAACAGGTCCGGCGAGTAGGCCAGCACGTCGTCTATGACCTTGTCAGCCTTGAAGCCTATGCCCTTGGGGAAGTTCTGCGGCTGCACCAGGCGGCCGCCCCAGCGCCCCGTCGACGCCGCGTGGTACTGAAGCAGCCCGCGCATACGGTGGTCGTTCGGGTCGGCTACCTTCAGCATGGAATCGTACTTGGCCGTCGAGGACTTACCGACCTGCTGGCGAATCTTGACGATTTCCTTCACCACTTCGGGCACGTCGGGGCGGGCGAGCAGCTTGGGTATAGCGACCTTGTCGAGGGACGCGATTTCGGTCTTCTCGTCGGGCTTGCCCTTCTCCTTCTTTATGTCGTAGACGCCGCTCACGAACAGGAACCGCTTCATGGCGTTGAGCTGCGTTGCCTTGTCGATGACGCCGTGGGAGAGCTTCTGAAGCCTGCTGTTCAGCGACGTGGTGATGACCGCCGATATCTCCTTGGCGCGCTTTGCGGCGACAAGGTCGGCAGTTATACCCCTGGCGTTGATGGTCAGGTCTAGCTCCCATATCTTGCGCTCGTCGGCGGTGAGCTCGGGCAGCCGCTTGTCCAGCAGCTTCTCGACATCGACGTCGACGCCGCAGTAGGCGTAGAGGCGTTTAAAAAGCTCGGGCTCCTCGGCCTCGGTGATAAAGCTGCCATCCTTGCGCGGCCTAGCCAGCTTCAGCATTATGGCCCTACCCTCTAAATCCTTCTTGATGGGTAGCCGCAGCGCGGCGGCGGCGCCGGCCAGGGAGCCCGGTAATCCGCACCTGAATCCGCGCGCCATCGTGCAGTCCCAATTCTTCGGGGAAGACAGGGCGGGCCAGCCATAGCGCTTCACGAGGATATTGTTATAGATGAAATATTCAAAATGCGCGTTGTGCGCTTCAACCAGGGTATGCAGCGGGGACAGGTTATAGCTGACATGCCCGACGGGGAAGCCGCGTCCTATCGCTGCGACCTCGTCGCGGGTGAGCACGCGCGTAGGGCCGTCGCCGAAGGAGATGGCCATGCACATGACGTCGGTAGACGGGTCCATCGAGTAGCGCGGCGCGCCTACGTCGTCCAGCGCGAGCTGGGAGTGAGTTTCAAAATCGATATGAGTTTTTATCATTGGGAGTTAAGCCCCACCCCCGCCGCTAATACGCCGCAGCGGGGGTGGGTACTTCACATCACCGCGTTAGAGGCCCAGGCCGAGGCCTCCGGTGGGCGCCGCCGACTGCTGGGCGGGGACGGCGCTCTGCGCGCCAGCCGCCTGGCCGCCGATGGCGTCGAGCGCCGCCGGCGGGGTTTCGATGGAATCGAAGTCCTTCTCGGCGGCGTTCTTCCCGCTGAAGGCTTCGCCGTCGCGGAGCTTCTGTATGTTCCGCAGGCCGAACGCCACGCCCCTGTTCCCCGCCTTGTCGTAGTAGTAGGGGTTCACGGTCGCGCGGGCGAAGCAGCCGGCGTAGAAGTCCTTCGGGTCCGTCAGCGGCGCCGGCGTCTTGCCGTCGGGGCCGGGCCACGGGAACACTATGCCGGGCTTCTGCTCGGTGCTGAAGCTCACGAAGATGATGTTAGGCCCATAGCCGTCGTAGGTCTTATCGGCGCCGTTGCGGAACGGCAGCCTGAAGGCGAGCTGACCGTTCGGCAGGCGGGGCCATTTGGCCTGGTCGCCGAACTTGGCGTTGAGCACCTGGGCCACCGCCGCCTCCATCTCCTTCAGACCGGGGATGACCTTCGGGTCGGTCTTGTCGAACAGTCCGACCAGCGAGAACTTCTTCTTCGCGCCGGGCTGGTCGTTCATCGCCTTGGCCTCCCATACCACGGGGAAGCTCACGCGGAACTCGGGGGTCGTTACCTGCACGTTAACTTTGTCTTTCATGTTTTCCTTTAGCTTGGGTTAGCTTAAATGAGCCCGTCGAACAGGTTCTCATTTTTGTTTTCAGGCTGCGCGGCGCTAGGCGCGGGCAGCAGGCTCCCGAAGTCATCCTGTGCGGACGATACGGTAGCGCGGCGGGGGTCGGTGTCCACGGCTACGGTCTTACCGGCCGGGGGCTTGTAGGTGAGATGGTCTATCTTACCTTTACCTACGCGCTTCTCGAGCTGCGCGGGGCTTATGACTTCGCGCTCTGTGTAGAGGCGGTCGCCCAGCAGCGGCTCGAATTCGCGTTTCACTAACTCCACGTCGATGTATTGCCTGTTTGACTTTTTATCGACCAGCTTATAACCGGGGACAGGCCGCCCGGCGTTAAGCTCGTTCTCTATGCGCTCCTTTATCGCTTTGAACATCTCGGACACTACGGGCTCCCAGGCCAGGAGCTTCACCGCTTCGGCCAGGGAGAGCGCGTTCGTGGGTGCCATCAGCACCGTCTTGGTGATGACGTCATCCTTGGCGGGTGCGGTGCATGAGAAGTCGAAGCCCGCGACCTCCTGGGAGCGCTGGGCCACCGCGCGGCAGTCGGCCTTGACGCCGCAGAACTTGCACCACTCACCCGCGCGGAACAGCGCGTTCGGCAGGCGCGTATCAGCGACGTGCCGCTTCAGGCTGTCCGCGAAGCGCCGCAGCTCGACTACCGAGGTTTCCCATATACGGACGGGGCCGGCAGCGTGCGGGGCGCGGGGCTGCACGATGATGACGCGAACCTTGTCGAACACCCAGCCGGCGAAGGAATCCATAGCGCCTATAGCGTATATCATCCCCTGCTCGTTCTCCTCGGCCTCGACGGCGACGCCCTTGCCGTACTTCAGGTCTATCACTTCGAGCGTGTTGCCCTTCTGATAGACGTTAGCGTCGCTGGTGCCATACAGGTGCTCGTCGACGGACTTGGCTATGACCTTCTTTTCGACTTCCAGCACGACGGGCGCCGGGCGCCCCTCGGCCTTCAGCGCTTCGACACGCTGCCTGACGGTGTCGACGTAGAGCAGCACGCCGTCGACCATCTCCTCGTCCACGGTTATCTTAAAGTCATCGACTTCGATGACCTCGTCGACCATGTCGAGGAGCTGGGCCTTGGTCATATGTCCGCGCAGCACCTTCTCGCCCAGGGTATGCGCGCAGGTCCCCTCGGCTGCGTATATGCTGGACTTCCGCTCGGGCAGCGCGGCGTTAGCCGCGACTGACCCAGGGCAGTTTATCCAGCGCTTCGCCGCGCTCGGGGAGATGTTAGAGTGAAGGCCCATGTTACTTATGCGCGGCTATCAGGCCGCCCAGCCACTCTATCCACTCGACGCGCTGCGCGTGCACAAGGTCCTGAAGTTTGCCGACCTTGTAGTGATTCTGCATACGGTCCATCAGCGCGACCTTGCCGGGCGGGGTGTCGTTCTTGGTCAGCAGCAGAAACTTCTCCGTGACCTCGAACAGCACCTTGGAGCTCTCCGCTTCGGTGTATACCTTGGCGGGGGCGGCAGCGGGGGCAGCAGCGGGCGCGGGCTGCTGCTGGGCCGGGGCGGCGCCGGTCAGGCCCAGCATGTCGACGCTGCCTGCGGGCTGCGGCGGTACGGTGGGGGCTGCGGGCTGCTGCGGCTGTCCGGCCGGCGGCTGCGCGGCGGGCTGCGGGTCAGCGGCTTTGCGCGAAGTGCGGGTGCGCTTCGGGGCGGGCTCGCCCAGCGCGGGCTGTATCGGCGAGCCGTTCTGCTCTTTCAGGTACGTCGTAGCCTCGACGGCGAGGTCTATGAGCACGTCTATCAGCTTGGTCAGTTTCTCCATTATCGTTTCTCCTCTGTTTTCGGCCACCTTGGACTGGTCAACCAAATCGTTAGCGAAGTTTGCGAGGGCGGCACCTACCATAGCGTCGACGAGGGCCTGGGACGCGCGGCTGTGCCCCTCGTCTAGGCGCCAGCGCCTCATTACCTCTGTGGCGGTAAGTATCATGCCGCCCTCCGTCGTATCGCTTTATTCTGCCGCCGCGCATTGTCGGACTGCGTCGTCAACAGAAAATTAGACCGACGGTTGTTGAGCCCGTTGCCGTCCTTATGGTCAACGACGACGCCCGGCAGCGCGCCGGTTATCTCACGGTGCATGTACGTCTTCTTGCCCCGGCCAGGGCCGCTGCGAACCGCATAATATTTGCGGCTGTTAGGCCCGCAGCCGCAGTTATCGACGAACCACCTGAAGCCCTTCAGGCGCTCGTAATCCTCGGCGTCGAGGATGACGGTATGCAGCTCGTTCTTTCTCGGCACAAGAATAAAGGCAGCGTCACCCATTAGATTAAGCCTCCCCAATCCGCGAGCTCGCAAGCTCCAAACCATTGAAAAGCCATCGCTTCCGCGACGCCCTGATAGGTCTTGGAGCGGAGCTTCGCTCTATCTTTCGACGGGCCAAGTTTATTCTGTCCGCTGGGGGTCTGATTTTTCCAATAGCCGCACGCCGGGAGAGAGAGAGTTTTAGTAGGGGTGAGTGGGGGCAGCCCTTTCAACCAAAGGCAGGTGGCTTTAGCCTCGGGGTGTCCGAACTGCCAAGGCTGTATAATCTGCGTGGGGCGTTGAAATCGCGAGGACAAGCACCCTATGGGGTTCTCAATGGAAATCCTCGATATCCCGCAGGCCCAAAGCGCCTGAACGTGTTGTACGGCCAGCTCGGTAAGCGCCGCTCGACCCGATACGCGCTTGTTCCAATGCAACCCGGAGGAGCAAAGATAAGTGCACGTCGGAAAAAAGAGCGCCGCGTCCCAGCCGCCCAGCGCGATAGCCGCGAAGACGTCCATCTTTAAATGCCATTCAGGACGTCCCCCCGAGCAGTCTAATAAATCACAGGAGTACGCTTCATGCCCGAGAGCCCGAAGCGCTTTACATACCGCCTGGCTCTCCTCATGCCCCACAAGAACCCGATAACTGCGCGCCGCTAACTTGTGCGTTTCAATAGGGAGCTGAATCATATCAACCCCTCAAAAATCTGTTTCTTCGTATCGTCAATCCACTCTTTCAGCGGGTCCACCTGCGGCCACATCGGCAGTATACTGCCCCGCTCCACCTGGCGGTAACAGGCGTGAATCGTATGGGCCTTGTTGAGCTGCACGCCCATCATGGCGCTCTCGAGGGTGCCCTCGACCAGCGGCATGTAGACGTTCACCGGCCTGGACATGTCCATGCCCATGCGGCGAAGGCGGCGAATGTTCTGCTGAATCTCCTCGGGGGACCACTCCTGTTCGGCGAAGACGATGGTCCGCGCAACCTTCTGAAGTCCGTCGAGGCCGGTGCCGGCGGCCTGAATCTGCCCCAGGAACACGCAGCAGTCCTTCGACTTCATGAACTCGGCCTTGGCGGCGTCCTTGGCCTCGTCGGTCATGCCGCCCTTGTAGATAGTGGGGCATTGGTGCCCGAGCGCCTGGTCGAGCTGGTACGCGACCTCGGTATGCTTATAGAAGACCACGACCTTCTCCTGGCCGGCGTCTACGAGGTCGTCGATGAAGTCGGCCACCGGCTGCACTTTGGCCAGGCCGAGGGCCTTACGCATACGCGACGTATCGCCGAGCTGCGAAAAGTCTTCCAGCGTCGGAGAGAGGTACATATCCCTATTGGATATTTCAGATTCGAGGGCCAGGAGCTTGTCGAGCTCGGCCTGGGGGAGGGTGATGTAGCTGGGGCGAACGATGGCCGGCGGGAGCTGAAGACCGATGGCCGGGTCGTCGGCCAGGCGGCGAATCATTACGCCGGATAATATGCGGGAGAGCTCGGCCAGGTTGGAGGCGCCGCGCGTGTTCATGCCCCGGCCGGGGCCTTCCCAAAACGCGCCGCAGAAGTGCTGCGTGAAGGACGACCAAGAGGCGTACTGCCCGAGCTGTTTGCGGAATAGGGTAGACAGGACAGGGTACATCTCCGACGGCCGGTTCATTATCATCGTGCCGGACATGGGCCACTTGAACGTCGCGCTGCGCGCCAGGCCGCCGTCGCCGAAGATAGCCTGCGTGCGCTGCGATTCGGGGGTTTTGCAGAAGTGGGCCTCGTCGAGGATTATGCCGTCGTAGGACCCAGCGGGGAACTTCTTATTGGCGGCAGCGTTGTAGCTGTCGATGATAAACCGGCTGGCGTCGAGGCCGCACTCGGCTATCTCGCGCTTCCAATTGGAGCGCACCGAGGCCGGGCATATGACGGCCACCCGGCGAAGGTTCCGCAGCTCGCAGGCGGCAAGGGCCTGCACGGTCTTGCCGAGGCCCATGTCATCGCCCATTATGGCGTGGTAGTTATTCGCTAGAAATTCCGCGCCGACGCGCTGGAAGGGGAGCAATTCTTTTTTCATATTCGTCTTGGTCGTCCTCTACGACCTTATAGCTTTGGCGCTCTTTGCGCGCCGGTTACTGCTTACCGCACATCTTCGCCAGGTACTCGAACTCACGCTTCAGGACCCGCAGCAGCCAGGGGTCGTCACGCTTCACTTTTTTGTTGTTAAGGAATTGTAGCAGACTTTCCTGCGTCCTGTCAACACATTCTTTTGTCGCCCGACGTAAAACTTCGTCGGTTTCGGGTATTGACTTGTGCCACGGAAAGCTCATGGTCACGCTGTCCTTGCCCTCGCTCGTCGTGACGATGACCTCGTGGTAGTCCTGAAACTCCTGAATCTTGAACACGTTCCCGGCGAGAAGCGGGGTTATGCGTATGCTGGTCTTCATTATTTAGCCCCCATCACTATGATAGCCGCCACCAGCCCCACAATCGAGAACACTATGACGTAGACGCCGGTCCAGGTGAGCGGCTGGCGGCCGCCAGGGCGGCTCGGCGCTTTATACATTATACCCATGATATCCTCCCGTAAAAATATTCCTCGTAGATGTCCATGAACGCCAGCTCGGCCTCGACGATGTATTCTATGCGGCAGCGGCGCCTGCCTTTGCGCGGGCCCCGCGTGTATGGGCGCTTCTTCATTAGATTAACCCGTCGAGCGCTTCGCCGTACTTTGCCTTCAGCTTTTCAGCCTCGGACTTCGGCTTGCCGTACCCGCGAACCGCGTGGCCGTTCAGCCAGCGGACCTCGGCCAGGAAGCCCTGGGCCCGCAGAATGTTCGCTATGGCCACTACCTCGCGCCTGGTGAGGGTTTTGTCCATGCCGCCGATGGCGTCGATGTAGACCTCGCGGCTGGTCACAAAGTCGCGCAGCAGGCCGCTCAACGGGTCCGGCTGCGTCAGCCAGGTCACTATCCGCTCGGTCCAGGGGTGCTCGACCTGCCGCAGCCCGACGACGGCCTTGGCCTCCTGTTTAAGTGCGTCGGTTTCCATATAAAGCAGCTCCCCTTCTTTCACGCGCTGGACGGCCTCGGCGTAAAGCATGTTGCGGACTTCCGTTATCCCTTTGAAGTTAATCCTGTCGGCGACCTCGATAGGCCAAAAGCGGCGATTGCCCGTCGGGTCGTCGAGGTAGGCTTTATCGGCCTGCGGATTTATCGTGCCGATGAAGATGGACTGCCGCAGAAACTCCTGGGACAGTCGGCCATACGCCGGCCGCACTTTGTCGACGCGCCTGGTGATGAACGCCTTCAGCGCTTCGCGGTCGTTGCGGCTTGTGTTGAGTATGGACATCTCGGCCAGCTCGATTATCCACTTGCCCTGCATGTTCGCTATGGTGTCCTTGTTCGACGGGTCCACGGCGAAGTCGGCGCCCCACTTCCAGCCCAGCGCCG